CTGAAACAAAAGTTGAAGCAACAGAAGAAAAGAAAGAAGAACCCGCTAAGGAAGAGAAAGAAAAAGAATTAGAACAGTACAGTGAATCTGTACAAAGAAGAATAGCTAAACTAACTCATAAATGGAGAGAAGCACAGAGACAAGCTGATGACGCTGCTGAATTTGCAAGAGCGCAGATTAAATTAAAAGAAGCGGCTGAAAAGAAAATCTCGAAGCTTGAACCAGGATTCCTGAAGTCTACAGAAGACAGTATTACATCTGGAGTCCAAGCAGCACAGGCTAAACTTGCAGCAGCTAGAGAAGCAAATGATCTAGCAGCGGAGGCAGAAGCTTTAACTGCTATTTCTGAGCTAGGTTATAAAAAAGCAAAACTTGAAGAGACTAAAGTGGCTCAAGAAGAGTTTAATGCTAATAAAACTAAAGAAGTTAAACCTGAAATCAACTTAAATAGACAGCAAACAGTAGAACCTACACCGGATCCAAAGGCTGAATCATGGGCATCTAAGAATACATGGTTTGGACAAGATACGGCTATGACTTATACTGCTTTTGATCTACATAAAAAGTTGACAGAACAAGAAGGTTATGACCCACAATCTGATGAGTATTATTCTGAAATAGATAAGAGAATAAGACTTGAATTCCCCCACAAATTTGATACAAATAGATCTAATTTAGGGGAAGGATCGACCAAACCCGTACAAACAGTAGCTAGTGCGAAGCGAAGTACAAATACTGGTCGCAAAACCGTGAGACTCACACCGTCTCAAGTCGCAATAGCAAAAAAATTAGGTGTGCCACTTGAAGAATATGCGAAACAATTAAAAATCACGAAGGAGGTATAGCATATGGAAAATAATAATGACAAACGAACCTCGCGTGCGAGTCAAACTAGAGAAAAAGTTTCTGAAAAGAAAAAAGTTTGGACTCCACCATCATCTTTAGATGCACCCCCTGCTCCAACAGGTTTTACACACAGATGGATCAGAGTTGAATCTATGGGATTCCAAGACACTAAAAACGTCGCTGGAAGAATTAGATCAGGATATGAATTAGTTAGATCTGACGAATATCCAGACTCGGACTATCCAATTGTGGAAGACGGAAAATACAAGGGAGTGATCGGAGTTGGTGGCCTTGTGCTGGCAAGGGTACCGGAAGAAATCGCAAAACAACGTACTGACTATTATACACAACAAGCTCAGGACAACGTTGAGGCAGTAGACAACGATTTAATGAAGGAACAGCACCCAAGTATGCCGATCAATATTGATAGGCAAACGCGTGTAACTTTTGGTGGTACTAAGAAATCCTAATTAAAGAATTTCTAAGCCAACAGAGTACACTTAAACTAACCATGTCTAAGGAGGACAAATACTATGGCAAATCAAGACGCCGCTTTCGGTTTGAAAGCAATTGGTAAAGTCGGACAGAATAGAGACAATCAAGGTTTAAGTGAATATGATATTGCAGCTTCTGCAACAGCTATTTATCAATGGGACCCAGTAGAAATGTTAGCTACTGGAACTATTGGTGTAGCAGCAGCGGGAGACGTTTTATTAGGCTCACTAAACGGTGTATTCTATACTGACGCTTCAACTTCAAAACCTACATGGGCTAATCACTTAGCTGCATCTAACACTGCAACAGACATTGTTGGATTCGTAAGTGACGATCCTTATGAAAGATTTGAGGTTCAATCAAATAACACAGGTGCTTCTGCACAAACTGATATTGGTAATGTAGCTGATATCGAGTACACTGCGGGAAGTGCACCTAACTATGTTTCAAAAGTTGAGTTAGATGATGGAGACTTAGCAACTTCTGATGGCCAATTAAAGGTTATCGGTGTTTCTAAAGATCCTGACAATAATGATCTAACAGCAGCAAATGTAAATTGGGTCGTTACGATCAATGAACATTTCTTGAAACAAACAGCCGGAATATAAGGAGAATAATTATGGCGATATCACGAGGACAACTAGTTAAAGAACTAGAGCCAGGTTTGAATGCTTTATTCGGTCTGGAATATAAACGTTACGAGAATCAGCATGCTGAAATATACACTACTGAGTCTTCAGACAGAGCGTTTGAAGAAGAAGTTATGTTATCAGGTTTTGCTCAAGCACAGACAAAAGCTGAGGGTTCTGGTGTAACTTTTGACAATGCTCAAGAGACATACACTGCAAGATACACTCACGAGACTGTAGCTTTAGCATTTTCAATCACTGAAGAAGCGATTGAAGATAACTTGTATGACAGACTTGCTAGTAGATATACTAAAGCACTTGCTAGATCTATGGCGAACACAAAACAAGTTAAAGCGGTTAATCCGTTGATTAATGGTTTTGGAACATTCACTTCAGGTGATGGTACTGCATTATTTGCAACTACTCACCCAACAATTAGTGGAACTGTATCAAACACATTAGCAACGCCTGCCGACTTGAACGAAACTTCATTAGAGCAATCATTAATCGATATTGCTGCAATGACAGACGAAAGAGGTCTTAAAATTGCTGCAAGAGGTGTTAAAATGATTATCCCTTCTGAACTTCAGTTCACTGCTGAAAGACTTATGAAGTCTCAAGGTAGAGTTGGTACTGCTGATAATGACATCAATGCAATCGTTTCTATGGGAATGGTTCCTCAAGGTTACAGAGTGAACAATTTCTTAACTGATCCAGATGCATTCTACATTATCACTGACGTGCCTAACGGTATGAAGATGTTTGATAGATCACCTATCAAAACTGCAATGGAAGGCGACTTCGATACTGGTAACGTAAGATACAAAGCTAGAGAAAGATACTCATTTGGTGTATCTGACTTTAGAGGTATTTTTGCATCACCAGGTGCATAATAATTAATAAATTTGAGGCGGGACACAATCCCGCCTCATTTGAAATATAGAAAGAAAAAACCATGAATAAATACTTAGTTAAAATTTTTACAAAACATCTTCAAACAAAGTTTGAAATCGAAAGCGATAAAGAAATAAATGATGCAAATGAGCTCAATCCTCATATCATTGACTTTCTAGGAAAATCTGATATAAAATGGGAAAGAAATGATCTCCAGTTTACAAGCACTGGAAATGATTTTTACATAACCTATGAGGAGGTTACAAATGGCTCAGGACAACATGGTATTGTTCGCAAAGAAACTGAAACTCGAGTCTAGATGGAACGAGTTGTTTCTTGAAAACAGAGGACAAATAACACCAGAAATGTCTGTTCTAGGTGATGAGATTAAAAGAGTAATTAGATCAATCATCAGAGAACAAGAAGCACAAGTTCATAATAATCCTAGAGATGGTGAAGTTCACCTTTTCGCTGGTTAATTAGAACTTAGACATTATTGAAAACGTCAATCATTCCTAGGGATCTCTTGCACTCTATACAAATCTAGTATATAAATTAATCACTATACATAAATTAATTCTGCATAGACGAGTATAGTCGACGGCCTAGAGACTATGTAGAAATAACTAGGAGGATACTATGGCAAATACTACATTTAGTGGACCAGTATTATCAGACAATGGTTTTATTGTTCCTACTTTTACATTAGCAACTTTACCTACAGCAACAGCAGGTTTATTAATCTATGTTTCTGACGCAACAGGTGCATCTTTAACAGGATCTCTTTGCTTCGGTAATGGTACTAATTTTGTAGATGTTACTACAGGTGCTGCAGTAGCATAATTAATTATAGAGCTCCTTCGGGAGCTCTTAAAATTTAGGAGAAAATAAAATATGAAATCAGATGTAAAAGCAATAAGAGTTGCAGCAACTGGTGCCGTATTCGCTGGAAGAACAAGATTAAGAGGACTTATTCTTGCTTCTGATGGTGTTGGTGCAGGTTCAATAATCTTACAAGACAATACTGATAGTACAACTTTATTTCAAGGAGACTGCCCACAAGGTGATGTCTTTGCATTTAATATTCCAGAAGATGGAATTTTATTTCCTGGAGGAATAAAAGTTTCTACTATTACTAATATTGCGGGTGCAACATTACTTATAGATAAGTAGGAGGCTGAATGGCAACTTCCGGAACTACAGTTTTTGAATCAGGTTTTTCTATATCAGATATTGTAGAAGAAGCTTATGAAAGAATTGGTATAGTAGGTGTTTCAGGTCATCAATTAAAAACTGCAAGACGTTCTTTAAACATAATGTTTCAAGAATGGGGTAATAGAGGATTACATTTTTGGGAAGTAAAAAATAATTCAATTACATTAGTTGATGGTCAAGCAGAATATACAATGTATAGATCAACTGCTGATGGTACTTCTGATGCAACAGCTGTTTATGGTGTTGATGATATATTAGAAGCAAGTTATAGAAATTCTTCTAATGTTGATTTTTCTCTAACAAAAATTAATAGATCAACTTACCAAGGTCTGT